AAGAGATTCAGAAGCATAAAACTAAGAGACGGTTTACAGGACTTAGTTCCGATATAAAGCCAACTCTAACATTAGAAGATGTAGGAGATGAGTTTTATGTTACTGATATCCCAAGACGATACATATGGTATGGAGCGTCGTGGGATAGAGAGGAAACTCATACATCACCGGTAGGGGTTCCGAACTCATATAATAGAGTATCTACAAACTCACAGCAACAAGGGATAGAAAAAGGACAGTTAACAAAAATCGGGGCATACCCAAGAATTGGTAATGAACACGCAGAGAGTTCAAGAGAAGCACAAGCTGTAGTAAATGCAACAACAATTGTAGGGCAAGTATTTCGAGCTAGTAGAGATAATATAACAGCTCTAATGCTAACCTTAGAAAGTGCCGCGGGGGTTCCAGTAGATGATTTTAATAGTTATGTAACTGATTTAGATCTTCAAGCAGTTTGGACTGCAACGGGAGAATTGGCAACCCTTAATACAATAAACTATGTATCTAGCCCAAACTCTATGAGTATACCTACAACAACTAATGGAGACTCATGGGAAATTGTAGCAGCACCAACAGACTATACAGATTATACAGGTCAGTTTGATTGCTATTTTAGTCATGATGTTGCAGCTCAAGAAATAGCAATCTACCTTAAGGATAATATAGGAAATACAAAAAGTTTAACAATTTCACAGGCTGCCGCTAATGTATGGCAGCAGTTTACTGTAAATGAGAATGCGATGGTAGAAGACGGAGCGTGGACTACAGATACTACACAAATAGTAGGTATTGGATATCGCATTATAACAAAGAGAATAGGTGGAACAGTACTTATAGATGATCTATACTCAATTGAACCAGCGGGAGATATTGATATAAGACTACATGATATGGGTACTACTCAACCAGTATCAGGCGTAACTAGTATAGACTCAGGTACTCCTTATACAAAAATAGGGGTGGCCTTATCAGCAAGTTACAGACTTAATCTAGAGGGTGGTAAGAGACTATATCATATTGAAGACTTTATGTGTGGGCAAGATAAGTCTATACCCACAAATGAATTAATAAATATAAATAATTACTACATTATCGAATTAGTGTACGTAGACACAGATGTCACAGTATATGGCCCAGAGACGGGATTCACATATGATTACTATGCTAGTGGCTATGCATTTACCACACCCAATGAGGCTACTGCAATAACGGCAATTGGTCAATATAGTGATCTAATGTTTGGTATAATGTCTGCACAAGATATATATATACTAACTGCAGCATGGAAGTTTAATAACTCTCCTAATGGAAACTCGCAGATAGCAGTGTTCTTAGAAGATGTTAACATGCGAGTTACAGACGTAATTATAGATCATGAAAATCATCCAGAACGAATATTTACAAATGATGTAAGTATTAGGCCGATGTATTTACCTAGTGGGGGTAAGCTAGAATACTACTATAATGACGATTTAACCGATCTAGTATCTGAGATTCATATTGAATATCAGTTTTTATACGAAGAGTTACCTATTAATGGGTAAAACGAACTTTTAACGCAATACCTTATAAGGTATAGGAGAAAACAAAAATGAGTGGAACAACACAATCTAAGAGTAAAGATAAGCTTCTTGTCTTAAAAGATAAAGTTTCTAAAGAGTACGATAGTACAGCTAATGTAGTAGGTGGCAGTATTTTAGGTACAGCTACTGGTACTTTGCCAGTGTATGATGAAACAGGAGCACTTCTTGGTTACATCGCATTATTTGATACAGCAGATTTAGCATAATAACTACTAAATAGGAATAAACTTATGATAATAAAGAATCCATTTAGTGGCTTATTTAGAGAAAAGTTGAATCCTGCCCAAGAAGAGATTGTGATGGACTATGGTGAAGATCATAGTCCCTCTCCAACGCATTACACAAATCAGCAAGCATATGAAAAGCTTGAAGTAGTCAACAGAGGATGTAATTTAATTACTGATTCTGCGGCCGGACTAAAGTTGGATGTTGGTGATATATTAGATTATTCTAATAGCCCTACCCGCATTAAAAAGAAGAAGATTGATTCTTTACTTAACTTCAGACCTAATCCGTATTATAATGCTGACACTTTTAAGCGTAACATATATACTGATTTAATCCTTGAAGGGGACGCATTTATATACTGGGATGGTGCTCATTTATACCACCTTCCTGCACTTAGAGTTGAGATCATTGCTGATAAGAAAACTTTTGTGAACAGGTATGTTTATGGAGATAAAAACTTTAAACCTAATGAGATAATTCACATTAGAGAGAATTCAGGAAGTTCAATATATACAGGAACTTCTAGACTGAACTCTGCTAAGGAAAGTATGGAATTATTACTTACTATGCAACAGTATCAGCAAAACTTCTTTGATAATTCGGCAGTTCCGGGGTTAGTACTTACTACCCCTAACCCACTATCTGAGAGAGTTAAGAGCAGAATCGTTTCGCAATGGATACAAAGATATAATCCTAAAAACGGTGGAAGAAAACCAATGATAATAGATGGAGAGTTCAAACTTGAATCTTTATCAAAATATAGCTTTAATGAACTAGATTTTAATGAAAGTATTACTACGCAGGAAACCAAAATACTAAAAGCTTTGGGTGTACCACCATTACTACTTGATTCAGGTAATAATGCAAATATAACTCCTAACTTAAAAATGTTCTATATTACAACAGTTATGCCACTTGTGGAGAAAGTTGTTGCTTCTATAGAGATGTACTTTGGTTATGATATAAAACCCGTAACACAGGACGTGCTTGCACTAAGACCTGAATTACGTGACTTATCTAATTACTTATCTACTATGACTAATGCAGGTATTATTACTCGCAATGAGGCTAGATCAGAGATTAGACGAGAAGAACATGATGCAGATTTCGCAGATGATTTAATACTTCCAGCTAATGTAGCCGGATCGGCGCAAGATGCCTCAGTAGGAGGAGCACCAACCAAAGATGAAAATACAAAATAAAGATCTTAAAATTGTATCTGACTTTACTGTAAAAGGTATGACAGAGGACAATGAAGACATTATAATCGAAGGTTATGCCAATACTACAGACAAAGACAGAGTTGGGGATGTTGTCGTGGAATCTGCATGGGTAAATGGAGGTCTAGATAATTATCTAAAGAATCCTGTACTACTTGCATACCATGATCACAGCCGCCCTGTCGGAGTAATGACTGAGTATGGCGTAAACAATAAGGGATTACACATAACGGGACGCATAACAAAAGCAGCCGGTGATGTATATGACCTAGTCAAATCTGGCGTACTGCAGGCATTTTCTGTAGGCTTTCGCGTAAAAGATGCAGATTATGACACCGAAACAGATATTTTTGTAATTAAAGACTTAGAATTACATGAAATTTCAGTAGTTAGTGTACCGGCAAATGCTGATTCACTATTCTCTGTAAAAAAATCTTTTGAAAATGAGACTGACTACAATGAATTTAAAAATTCATTCATAGAAGTAGAAGAAAAAGACTCTTCTGCAGATAATAAAGGAGATACTAACGTGTCTGAAACAACAAAGAAAACTGACGTAATTGAACTTACGCCTTCACAATTACAAGCCCAAATGGATGATGCTATTGCTAAAGCATTCGCAAAAGCAGAAGCAAAAGCTGAAGCAGACGAAGCAGCAAAAGCTATTGCTATCGAAGCTGGTGCAACAGGCGCAGCGTCATTAGTAGAAGAAGTTGAAAAACGTCTAGCTGAAAAGAATGCAGAAATGGTTACAGCATTTGAAGGCCTACAAGCAGAGCTTAAAGACAAGTCTGCAGAAATCGAAGCAATGACTCGCTCTAAAATGTCTTTCGAGGACACTGGATCAAGCCGTAAGCTTACAGATCTAGAAATTGATACTGCATACTTAGTAGCTAAAGCTGTTAACAAGCGCGTTGACGAAACTGACTACTTCAAGAAAAACATCATAGAAAAAGTTGGTGATCATCTAGCTTCTGCAACAGCATATGAGAATATCTATTCTACACGTATGTATGACGCAGTACAAGACAAGCTAATAATGGAACCACTACTAGCTAAGAATAAGATTGCAATGACTTCTCGTTCAATGACTTTCCCATTCAATCCACAAGCGGGTTACGCATCATGGATTGCTGATACTAAGTACAAGTCTTCAATTGATCCATCAGGTGAAACTAACTATGCAGCAGACGCTGACATCAGTGGTAACCTATCATCAACTGGCCCAGCACGTACACACGTAATTACAACAATTGATCTTAAGGCTGAGAAATTAGCTTCTAAAGAAGCGATTGGTTACGAAGAAGAAGAGGATTCAATTATCCCTATTATTCCTATCGTTCGTGAAGCTATTGCTACTCGTATGGCTCGTACAACAGATACAGAACTTTTACGTTCTAATGCAGGTGCAGCAACACACGCTGACATAGGTGTATCTCCTACAGGCTTTAATGGTGTAGCTACAATGGCTGATGACCTAAGTACTGAGTTCACACAAGCAGGTGCTTTCGGCTCAACTAACCCAATTACTGTTGCTGATTTACAAGCTACACGTCGTAAGATGGGTTCATGGGGTCTTAATCCTAATGACGTAACTTATGTTGTTTGTGAAAGCGCATACTGGGATCTATTAGAAGATCCAGATTTCCGTACTATTGACATGGTTGGTGCACAAGCTACTATCCTACGTGGTCAAATTGGTATGGTTAATGGTTCTCCAGTTGTAGTTAGTGATTCATTCGCAGCTCCAGCAATCGGTGGATACGCAGCTATCGCTATTAATACAAGTAACTACCTATTTGGTGAATTACGTGGTATTAATACAGAGCGTGATAAAGATGTTTTAAACCAGAAAAACTGGATCATCACAACACGTCGCTTCGCATTCAATGAAATTGATGCAACAGCACCATCTGTATCAGTACTTAAGTACGGATCTTAATTAAAATTGAAAGTCCCTTTCCTCAGGGGGACTATTTGGCTACTTAACTTTGGCTAGGGGGAGAGAAATCTCCCCCACTTTTAAGGAAACATAATGGCAATACTAGATTTAGCTACTTATAAGCTATACAAAAAGATAAATAGCACAACAGATGATGCAAAAAACACTCTTATTATAGATGCTGTAAATACTTTTATTGAGGTATATACTGGAAGAGTATTTACAACATATTATAATTCTGACAAGATAGAATACTACAGTGCTAATGACACTGAGCTATTCCCTGTCGAACACCCAATACAGAGCATAACTGCTCTAGAATACTCCACAGATAATGGGGCAACATACACAAACGCACTAGTTGAGTTTACTGACTATATAACTGATACTAAAAATGAATCAGTTATATCGCTAAAAGGCGCATTCTGCGCCCCTGCATTCCCAACTAACGCAATTAGACTTACATACCAAGGTGGTTACGCAAGTGTACCTGATGACTTAGAGTTATGTGCAGTACACCTTACGGACTTTTACAGAGATGAAGATTATCAACCTAGAAAGTCATTAGCGGGGGCTTCCATAGATAATGTAATACAGCCAGATATGACGGCTAGATTACCTTCACACATGAGACGAGTACTGGAGAACTATAGAAATATAGTTATTTAATATGGCCATAAGAACACCTAAGACTATACAGCAGTTAGCTAACGATGCAGCAAAAGGCATTATACATAACACTACACCTCTTAGAGATAACATATTAAATCCCTCAGAACTGAACCAGCTAAAGCTCCTAGATAATCACTTAGATGATTTAATGGATATCATACAAGCTCCTGACTTAGATACTGGATTATCACAGAATCAGTCTACTATTATGGAGTTAGACATTGCAGCAGCCCAGTCATTTGACGACGGTTACTTAGTTAGTGACAATACTTCTTATACCCAATTAAAGAAGTATATAGACGTATTAAATAAGGACAGACCTGCAGAATCTAAGTACCATCTTGGACATGAAACTGGTATATATACTTACTATCTAAAGATACTAAGAGAAAACTACAATCCAGATACTAGTGCAAAGAGTGATGTAGGTAAGGCTATTGTAAGACGCCAGAAGGCTCTACTAGACAATGCACTTAGAGCCTCTCTTGTAATAGATAGCTTAAATAAGAAAGCTATATCTGACTTACGAAGTAAAGGTCTAGGGACAGGACATAGCGCAGCTGATCTCAAGTTAGTACTAGAGTCGGCAGGTTTTGGTATAAATCTTGACACTGAAGTCAAGAAAGATATAACTAAGATGATAAAGTCGGGTAAGGCGAAGATAACTCTTACTGCGGAGCTTGAATCTGATAATCTTACTACTGGTAATCTATCTGGAGTACTGAGTAAGATGGTGAAAGCCTCTTTCGGTTCAGGTAAGGTAAAGGGCGGCCCAATAGATGAGATACTATCCCATTTAGATCCTACGGGTATATCAGGTAGCCCTGACATAATGCAGACAATAGGAGCTTCCCTTACAGCATCTGGCAAACGAACTAACCAACCAAAGATGGGTGTTAGTAAGGCTACTAAAAGTGCTAAGATTAGGGCTAATAACCAATCTGCAGTACGCTTAAAGCGAAGAATAAATAAGCGATTAGGTACATTACAAACATACTTAATAGCGAAGAAACAACACAAAAAGTTTGTATTACCAACGGTCACACTAAAGGCTCTCATTAATGAATCTTTGGCTGAATTTATAAGGTTGCGTATGGGTAGTCCCTCAGAAGCTGCAGTTAGGTTGAGAAACCAAACAGGCAGATTCTCTGAATCGGCTTACTTGTTAACGTTGAACCGGACAAAGGCAGGAGAACTAGTTGGTACTTACGACTTTATGAAAGATCCCTACGGTACGTTTTTACCAGGGGGGAGACTTCATACGCAGCAAAGAGATCCTAAACTATACATAGAGGGGGCCATTAGAGATATAGCGGCCAAAGTATTGAAGGGGAAATTTAAAGGTATAGCCTTGGAGTTAAAGTAAATGTCAGCTAGAAGTAAAATAATAGATGCCTTGGTTACACATATAAAGCTTATTGATGGTACTGTACCATATGAGTCTAATGTCTTTACTAATGTATTTAACAAATTAAAGTTCTGGGACGAAGTGGAAGATTACCCATCCGTGTATTTAAATGCAGGGCCTGAAACTAGGGAATATATGCCTAGTGGATTCAAATGGGGATATCTTACAGTTACGATAAGAATATATGTAAATGATGAAGAACCAGAAGCAGAATTAGAGAAAGTTTTCACAGACATTGAATATGTTATTGATAATAATGGTAACCTAGA